ATTGAATTTGAAACAACGTAAGGTAGATTTTAGCAATTTCACGTGTGAACCATTGAAATTAGGCAAATAAGTATTAGACGATACGCTAAACATTCTTTTCTTTTGGTAATGTATAAATGGCAAGCCCAATACCTGTCATCTCACGAGAATTAGACCTCACAGAATACCGTGGAATTCAGCCCGCTAAATCCCGCCGCATCAGCATTTTTCCCGATAATGCTACCAGTTATACTTCGTCTTCTTCAAACGCAGACATCTTCTTTTCTATCCCCGCCGTACGTAACGGTATGGTGGTAACATCAGCCACGCAGTTGGTTTTTGAGGTTACCTGCAACGCCACATTCGCTACTGACCCAGTTATGTCGTTAGCAAACGGAAACGGTAGCAGTTTAATTCAGGCGTTGGAGACCGTTGTGCAAAATCAGTCCGTTGAGAATATTTTGAACTACAACGTGTATGCCGACCTTTTAGCCGATTTGCAGCCTTTGGGTCGTTCTCAAACTATGGGTTCCATTCTCAATGGTGCTACTACCACGCTTAAAGCGGGTATTAAGCTTAACGGTCTCACCACTGTTGACGGTCCCGTTGTCCGTTGTGCATTGCCGTTGCACTCTGCCGTGTTGGGCACAGGAGCACAGCAGTTCTGCCCGTTGGTAGATGGTATTAGACTGCGTATGACAATGGCTACCACTGCCGTTGGTATCAAGTTTGATAACAGCACTTCTTACACTGCTGGTTCCACTGTGTATAAGCTATCCAATATTGCATTGCAGTTGGAAGTGATGGATTTAGATGCAGGCACTATGTCCGCACTGCTAAATCAGTCAGGAGGTGTATTGAAACAGCACTGCGTTGGTGTCAATAACTTTCAGGCAACTATCGCTGCCTCTACCACCGCCAACTCTATTCTCATTCCTGCCCGTTATTCGTCGGTTAAGGCGTTAATCAATACTTTCCGTCTGTCTGCGAATTTGGCAACGCCTGATGTTGAGAACGTTCCTGGTGACCGTGTGTTCCCGCAAATTCAAACTTATTTCTACACGGTAGATGGAATGAACGTACCTTCCGTACCTATCCGTGTAGCCACTTCCGCATCTTTTATCTACCCTGGTGAAGTTATGAGCGAGATTATGAAGGTATTCTCTGCTTCCAATATGAATGCTTTTGATACTGTGTTCAACGCTACCCAATTCGTGGAGGCGACTGGAACTGCTGGAACTGGTTCTTTCTTTTTGGCTACCAACTTTGAGGCTGATGCCGCTGCTGGTCAGGCACTCATTAGTGGTAGAGACCTCAATAGTTCTAACGTGTATCTCAACCTTACACAGTATGCTTCTTCCGTGGCGTGCGTGGTGGACACGTTCGCTTTGTACGATATAGTGATGAGTTACAATATGGCGGACGGTTCCGTTTCTATGTCCAAATAAGAAAAGCCTGAAAGCCAATAAAAGCCAACTTTTATATAACTCTTATATGAAAATTAAAAAATAGTATAGTAGATTAGTAAATCACTGACTTTATAGGCTTTTGGCTTTTAACAAAATAAAAATGTGTGTATAGTATAAATGCAAGACATTGATACTATTCTGGAAAGGATACGTTTGAATTCCGCCGCCCATTCAACGAACCATAAGAAGCGGTATATAACATTAAAGACAAGGTTAAAGTGGTATCGGTTACCTGTGATTATTCTCTCTGCACTGAACAGTATATTCTCTATCGGTTTGCAGCCGTTTATGAAGCAGGAAATCATCAGCGTGTTGAATTCATTGATTGCATTGATATGTGGTATCATAGGTAGCATAGAGTTGTATTTACAACTGAACCGACAGATGGAACAGACGTTATCATCGTCCAAGGACTTTTATGAGTTGGCAACGGATATATTCAAATGGTTGGCACTGAAACCCGAGCACAGACCCATTGATGCAAAGACATTTATAGACGATAGTTACAATCGGTATATTAAGCTTACGCAGTCAAGTATATTACTGAAAAAGAGAATGGACGACCAACTGACGAGCTACAAGTTAATAGAGTTGGAACCGTTAGAGTTGGCAGCGTTGGGCGAAACGTCACCATCATCATCATCATTAACAAGTGATGAAAGCGTATAATATTTTCTGTTACTAATATAACAAGAGATGAAAATAGAAGAGATAGATAAGAGTGATTTAGTAATTAAACCAAGCAAACAATCCATAGACAACCTATTAGACGTTCCGCCACCATTTCCAAACAAGTGTAGTGTAATATTCGTATCAGGCGGTATGGGCACAGGCAAGTCCACGTTCATTGCAAACCTATTCAAAGCCACGGGCAAGAACCGCATCTACCGTAAAGTGTTTGACACAGTGATGTACGCTACGCCCAAAGAAGTATTTGATAGTGAGGAAGACCACGCATTCAAGAACCATTCCAAGGTATATCACGATTTAACGCAGGATACATTTGATACCATAACAGAGTTGGCTATAAAGACCAAGGACGACGAAGGCAATAGCTGTTTAGTAATTGACGATTTTAGCGAACAATTAAAGAACAAGAAAACGGAGTATAATCTACGTAGGTTAATCAACAAGCACCGTCATATGAAACTGAACATTGTTATTAGTGCATTGAACCAAAAGGCATTGGCAAAGTCGTTACGTTCATTAATAGATGTAGTAATATTATTCAAGCCTAAAAGCCAAGTGGAAATGGAAGGTTTTAGTCAAGAGGTATTTGGTTTAACAAGAGATGAAACGAAGGCGTTGTTTAGTTTCGTATTTGATGCACCGTATAACTTTTTGATGTATAACGCACGTAGTCATACATTCTACAAGAACTTTAACCAATTAATATTCACCGACGAATAATTTAATTTCCCCGTATAGATTATAATGGTATTGAAAGATAAGAAGAAGAAGAAGAAGCCGAGACCGAGAAGACTGACGGGCAAACCGAGTGGTAGATTGATGACGCCTGTATTTAAGACTGGTATGAACCGTGACATTCCAATGGGTGGTGCAGGTGGAAGCCAAAATCTATTAGCCAATTTACAGGCATCAAGACAGGCACAACCATCAGCACAGGTTATTCAAACGCCTGACCAATTCAAACTGGCACAGGATATTAAAGCCATTAGAACCGAACAAGCTGATATTGCAGAGGAGGTTGCGATACAGAAGAAGGAACGTAAGGAACGTAGTGACAAAGGAACCACAGGAATACGGAAAGTGTATGAGAAGAAAGGATTGACAAAGGAACAGGCAGAGGCAGCAGCAACAGAAATGCTTAAAACTACAAGCAATTTAAGAAGACAGCACGGTGCAGACCCACGAGAAGAGGAGGTTGCAGCCGCAGCAGGAGGAGCAGCAAAGGAGGCACACACAGACGCAGGAAACGTGGTGCCAGCAGAGGCGGCAGGTGCAACATTGAGAATAGTGCCAAAAGCAATGGGCGGCAAGAAGGCAGGAAAACGGGAAACATTACCTGATGTAGCTTAATAAATAAGATAATCATTTAGAGATAAAACGGCTATATAATTATCTAATATAAATATATAGAATGGATACCAAGTTTATGGACGGATTGAAGCAGTCGCTTACGAACGAGAAGCTATCACAGAAAACGATTGAGATGTATTTGATTAAGTTACGTATACTGAACGACAACAAGCCGTTTGATAGTTTAGCATTTCTCAAACAAAAGGCAGCCATCAAAACAAAGCTGGAAGGAATTGCAAACGACAATACCCGCAAGAGTTATGTAGCGAGTATCGTGGCAATTCTCAACAGACAGAAAGGCAAGGTGTATGAGGCACTCAACAATCATTACCGTGTTCTGTTCGCCAAGGAACGTAGCATATTTGCAGAGAAGCCCACAAGTGAGAAGAGCGAAACGCAGAAGGAGAACTGGTTATCGTGGGACGAAGTCAAAGCGGTGTTTGAGAAACTCAAAGTCAAAGCCGAAGATGCAGCGGCGAAGCCACGGTTGTCTAATGCCGACCGTAAGGTTATTGAGAATTATATGATACTGGCACTGTACGTGTTGCAGCCGCCACGTCGCAACGACTGGTATTACACAGTCATCGGTAAAGGTGATGACGATAAGAAGAACTACGTATGTTTGAAGGAAGGTAAGTATTATTTCAACAACTTTAAGACTGCGAAGTCAGGTAAGGAAGTGATTGATGTGCCCGATGAAATGATGCCCGTGCTTAAATGGTATATCAAGAATATGAACCTGAACGAAGGTGACTACCTATTGTTTCCTGACGATGATGTGAGAACGAACAGTAACCGTATGACCAAATCGCTGAATAGTATACTGGGTAAGAAAGTAGGTGCCTCTATGTTACGTCACATATATTTATCCAACAAGTATGGTAAGGTGTTGAACGAACAAGAAGAAGATGCAAACTTTATAGCAC